CAGAATCGCCTACAACAGGCAGTGTCTTAAGCGTTGCCATCTTCATTCTCCTTTAACGTGCGCTTCTTAGATCGCACAGGTTTTCGTACAGTAGCTTCCACCATAGAGGAAATAACATCTTCTTCTTCTAAATCAACTGGCTCTTCGATAATAGGTTCAGACTCCACCGCAACAATTGGCTCTTCAATCACAGGCTTCTCATCTACAATGAGAGAAACACTATCTTCGCTGTTACTAACCTCTTCAGTAACAGTTGTAGGCTCAATTTGGGGTACTTCTACTTCATGTTCTATGTGGTAAGTCGCTGTGCCATTACTTGCTCTAACCAAAGCTTCTATGTCGGAAAGAACATGTCCAATATAGGGTATCCTAGCTTCGCACTTGTCATTGAAAGAAAATACAGTGTTACCAACAACATCAATTTTGTTACGTCTGCGCCTATGAGTTACAACTATCATCATGGGCTTAGCAAGCTTTTCTGGTTCTTTTGTTGCCATATCTTTCATCGATTTCACAAACGCCATGTCAGCTTTAACTGACTGTGCTGCGCCTTTCATACGTGATTCTGCCAAACAGTTTACACTACAATGAGTAGCACCATCTGGAACTTGATTATCGCATACTTGGCATTTAGTCATAATCAGAAACGGGGGCACCCCTTATTGGGGGGTGCCCCCTATTACTTCACCTACATCTACTGGAGCAGATCACCAATGTTGATCAGCCTAAGCCACTTCTTCGGAGCGAACAGAAGAGGCGTACCGTAAAGTAAGATCATCCAACGATACGCAGGAGCAAGAACCGCGAGATCCAAACGCATCATCGGTGCAAGCTGCCGGAACGTGAGAACGTTGGGAGTAAGCTCACCAAGATACGCGATATTGGTGAACGGCAGAAGGAAGTTAACATCAGTGAACACAGTTGTTCCACCACCAGCCTGTGTCGTTACAGCAATCTGCGCAACAAGACTGTACGACGTAGCAGCAGTAGGAACAGCTGAACTACCTGCCATCGGAGCAGTGCGGTACACACGAAGATACTCTGTCGGGAATGCACCAACAGTAGCCGCATTCGTCATAGTCACAGCAATGTGCTGCCCTGCATCCTTATTGCCCTGAGTGAGGGCCTGATTGGCAGCCATCACTGGGCTATGCGCCGACTCACCAAATCGGTTGCAAGCTGTGTAGACGTAAGCGTACTCATTCGTCCCAGCCGGTGCGCCCTTATTGAAGTCACCATCTGTGCCCGTATTAGTCGAAGTCGCCTGCTGCGGAGTCGCGGGCGCATTCGCATGGGTCGCCGCCGACGGAGGCGTCGGAAGCCTGCGAATGAAGATATCCGGGTTAAACTCGATCACCCCAGCCTGCGTGGCCATCGTATTGATCGCCTGGCCAATCTGCCCATTCGTCGGAGCAGGCAGCGCAATACGCTCGCGAGGGTACATCGTCTTGACCAGATCGCTCAGCACTTTCGTACCAAGGAACAGGTCTGTCGGATATCCGTAATTCTCAATGATGGTATTCGCAGCAGCTTCAATGTCAGCTTCCTGCGGAGGCTGACCCTGCAGATCGAGGAACGAAGTAGCATCAATAAGTGCGTCTAAGCCATCCCACTGTTCCGCTTCACCATCAAACGCAAGATCACTGTCTGCGGTGAACAGTGCATTCTCAACACGCTCTAAAAGCCAAAGAATGCCATTCTGGTTCTCGAGCGCAATCACGTCACCGTGAGCAGGATGTACGAGTGTAGCCGGATGGGTAACTTCACGAGTAGTACCCATAAATTTCACGAGTTGGGTACGTCTCGCATAGGAGGTATCTGTACTGGGAGGTAATTCACCTTCTTGCGTAAATGCAAAAGATGTGGGTCCGTAACTAACTAATTGATTGTATTCCTCAACAGTGGAATATGCAGGCGACTTTGGAATCTTCTTCCAGAACTTAATGTGATGATTACTAAACGTAACCACCTTTAAGCTAGCTTCTAACGACTCAACTCTGAGTGCAGAACCACCAGTTTGAGCAGTCAGCTGATACCCTGCTTCAAGGGCCTTCGCAAGCTCCTGAACGTCGGTCGCGGGGGCTGTGCCGAAACCATTCAGCCCCTCATACTGACGCAGGCTAATCATTCCGTTCATGCTAGTCTCCTTTCTGCGTCTGTCGCGGGGCTACTTGCTGCCACCGGACTGAACATGCTGCGTGATTAATGCGTCGACCTCGGGTCGCAGCTGACCCGTGGACTCGTACTTGCACACTTCAAGCGAATTCAACTGGCCCTTCTCAACCAGGTCTACCATCACATCCAACTTCTGCGACTTGCTCATCTGGTTGCCCTGCTGATCTCCAGCAAAAGACTTCTGCACCGGCTGAACTGCCCGAAGATGACTCTTCGGCGGGCCAGCAGGAGCCTGCGCCATCTGATTCGTCTGCTCAATATTGCCCGCCACACCATGACCAATGTTGACCACCGCTTCAGCAAGGCTCTTGTTGAAAGCAGCCTGCTCAGCAAAACGCTCGTCCAGATAACCGCCAAGCTGCTGCAGTACTGCATTCGTCGACTGTTCGATCATCCCCGCTGTGCGGGCATCCAGGTTCTGCAGACCCGCACCAAACGCCTTGGCGAAGTCAGCAAGGAACCCACTAAGCTCGATGCCTTTCTGAAGAGTGTCCGAACCACTCATCGCGTCTTCAAACGATTTGCCCATCGGAATGGGCTCAGGAGTCGCTTTGTCCGTTTCCTCTCCAGCAGGCTTCTCGGCATCATGAGCCTTGAAAGCCATCTTGGACCCACCGAAGCGTTCCTTGTCGTCGTCCTTGTCTTTTTCCTTCTTGTCGTCATCGTCATCCTTGTCCTTCATGCTAAGCTCGATGTCGGACTTAAGGATAGCGATCTCCTCGGGGGACAGAGGAAGACCTTTCAGTGCCTTCTCAGCAATCGACTTACGAGCAGGATGATAGTCGGTGCCATCGGCCCCGATACTGTCATCCCACTTGTTGCCGATCTCCGACTTCTGGCCACCTGGCCACGAAGTCTGCTCGCTGTTGGAAGGCGTGTGGAACAGCTGCGCCTTGCTCATGTCGCCGCTGGGCTGCTCTTCGGTCTTCCCGCCATGCGCGAGAGCCTCAAGCCTCCCGAGGGACTTGAAGAAGTCGCTCCCCGGAATAGTCTTTGTGGTCATCATTTCCTCCTAACGGGTTTGACCATTCATGTGGAACACAGCCTCGGCGACAACCTTAGCATTGGGCCGGGACAGATTCCGGTAACTACAAAGAATGTCCACACACTCATCAAAAGTGAGGGACTTGTTAGTTGTATGAACATTACCCCAATTCTGGTCTTTAATATCTGATTCTAAACTTTGCGGAACAAGCATGCCTGCTGTGGCACAACCTAATGCCTTCTTCTCTTCATCCTCTTCAGCACTCTTACATGAGCAAGCACAAGCATCTTTCTTGAGATCCATCTTACTTTCATCAATAGATAAAGCTTTTCTGGACATGGCACACATGCCACATCCACCAGCTTTGGATATCGGAGAAATCAAACGTGGGGATATATCGAAATCTTGGTCTTCAAGAGTGGCCCACATATCAGTGGGTATAGCGTTGAAAGACTTGAGAACATCTAACCATGTATTTGTGTTAATAGGGGCAGCTGTAATGGCTATATCTTGAATCCAACACTTGGCAATTCTGCGACCTTCGCGCCTGGTCACTTTTCCTTGAATGGAAAAACCAAGCTTGCGGTCTGCCTTGGAAGCCTCGAGCGCGAGAGCAAGTTCCCAGATAGCTTCGGCCACCTTATGCTTCTGGAAGAGAAAACCTTTTGTCCAGAGCCCTGCCTTTGTGACCTTACACTCAGTAGGTTGGCCAACTTTGTTTTCGAAACCTGGTTTGTGGTCGTTGTTGAAGTAGCCATACTTGAGGAAATACGTGAAATCAACACCGTTCTGGTCTACAGTTTCGTTCTGGAGATCGTTATCAGGAGTGGATGCAATACCCTGCACCCATCTCTTCTGTTCTTGAGCATTGGAAGCTGGGTCTGCCTTGACCAACTCCATTGGCACCCAGAAGGAAAATTCGCTGTCTTTTGTGAAATCGATCATGAACCCAAAATGCAAAGAGGGAGACCGGGCGCATGCCCAATCTCCCTCTTTGGAGTCCTGTATGTCTTAGTCGCTAGATTATCGTCATGTTGAGACTACTGATTCTAGAATCAGGTGTCAACAGGAAAGTGCGGCAGCACCTACATTTTCTTGCATGGCGAATTACCTGATTAAAATCAGAATGTTGGAAACTACTTGGCAATGAACAACCGAGGATTTTTGGACTTCAGGAGTAGCTCTCCCCTGTCCAACGACACGGGCACTACCAGTTCAGCCCCACAGCCCTTGCACACAGCTACAGCACGTCCATCCTTGAAGACAAGTATCTTCGAACGTAATTTGATCTCGCCATCTGTGGCTTTAACAAGAACCTCACCACAGTTGCAAACTAATAAGTGATCAACACTCATTGGATTGCCCCTGACTGCTCTGGGTACATCGTGCGTTGACTCAAACCTTGTGGTCTCTGAATCTCCATCTGTGTGCGCTGGTCCTCCCGTCCCTTGTGCCTCTGATAGTGCCGATTGAACGCCTGCCAATGCATGTCATGCTCGTGTATCGGATAGCTGTGTACCCACCGACTGAATTGATCTTCTTCCTTGGTCTTGCCATGTTGATTAGATGAAACTGGCCACACCATGGAACGATACAGCTGATCTTCTCCTGTATCTTCACTACTGGTGACATGCTCCCCACTATTTTGCAAATGAGCAGCCATCATGGAAGCTTCCATAGCAATGGGATCAATGCTAGCTGCTACTTCTTCTGGAGTGGCCCCAAACTTCTTTGCTACGTTAACAACTGATTTATCCTTAATTCCATATAGTGTATTCATGGAATTCAAAGGAGACTTACTTCCATTCTTAGCCGCTTGATTCTGAAACTCAGAAGAAAAGTCTTTAGTAGCATGATATGTAGACAAAGCAGAAGGTGTGACACCAAATGTTTGGTGCATGAACTTGTTCAACTGTATCGTACTAATGGTGTTGCCATTCATAGTAAATACATTATCACCTGGTTCTTTTTCAGACAATAAAGATGTCAATACTTCAACTACCGAAGGATCTGCAGCTATTCTTACTTCATTACCATCTATATTGAATGTTACAATATTACCATCATCTACTTGCACATCAGACACACGCAACTTATCTAACTTATGCATAGGAATACGACCTTGGTCTATCAAAGCTACAAACAGACCTAATACTTGATTAGACTCATCATCTGAAGCCATCATGGACTGATACCATTCCCTAATCTTTGGTAACTGAACATCGGCATGCTTGACAGCCATATTGTGCTTCATTCTTGGATCTAGAATCTGATCTCTATGTAGATAGGCATACTGCATATCGCCTGTCTGCGGGTCTGCAAATCGTTTAGCCCAATAATTACCCTGTGTCTTATCTGGGTTGTATGCAGGATTATCCTCTACTTCAGCATCAGGTGGAATAACGCGATCTAACTTTCTGCCCTGTTCATCAAACAATCCAGGCTGTGTCTCTGGGGTTGGCTCATTGGTATCAACTTGAGGACTACCAAAATCAGGAATATGGTCTGTGTGCCCTTCAGGTGCGTTGGTTCCCTGAACCACATTACCACCAGGACCAGCCTCATATAGGTATTGGGTAGCCCCAGGATCACCTTGACTGCCAATGTACGAAACATCCGGTGGTGTCTGCTGTGCCACTTGCTGCGCTGGTTGCGGCATAGCTTTAGACACCTTTTTACCAGACATTCTGCTC